CTGCGCCGCCATTAGTATAATCGACATCTCCCGTTGCATTTACTGTGAAAACACGACCATTACTTTCCCCACCAGTTCCAAGAACACTAAAAGCTGCGAACATATAGCCGCCGTTGATTGTCTGGTCAAATAACCCTTGAAGCCCATCATTTACACCATCGAACCGCAAGACACTCTTCTTGATAACCGTGGCTGGGTCGTTGCCGGACTGGTTGACAGTCACCACTTGGCCAGTCGCGCATTTGAACTTGGTGTCACCGTGGCGGACGTTGGTGGCCGTGAAGTCGATGTTAAGTTCCTCAGTGCCGTTAATTGATAGCGTGCAAGTTTGGATGTATCCGTTGAGTGGTGGGAGTCCTGTGCTAAACTGGCCATTGAACGAAAGATGATTAAAATCGTAACTTCGCGTATGGCTTGAAAGACTTGATTTTACAACTCCATTTTGTTTTAATTGTAATAAACCCGAAGACCGCTCAATGGTAAGTGTAGACAATCCAGACGACAGTTGAGTCAAAGGAATTTGCGTGTAGCCATCGAAAAAATGAGTATTAAAAGAGTAGTTAATTGCAAACCGATTATTACCATTAGCACCTGTTATTAGATGGAACCCGTCACTGTTGACAACATAAGCCACCATCTCCAACACGAAGTCATCACTGGCTCCGATAGTCGGAAAGGTAACAGCCGGAGCGTTTCCAAGTGTGGCCGGAAGATAACAATAGCCTTTACCATTGGCGTCTAATGGCAACGCTTTAGGCTGGTTTAGGGCCACATCTTGTTTCGCATCGCCGCCCTTTTGTGAACCCCGAGCCAAGTTGCGAAGAACCGGAACTGGCTCAAGGAAGTCAGCGGTCGTCAGGGCTTCTGCTAGAACGTCACCAGATGTCGCGCTGGAAGTCAGTGTGGATAGATTGAGTGCCATTGTTTAAAGAGATATGTTAGAGACGGTCAGACGAATAGGGCCAAAATAGGACGCGTTTGATGTGACCGCTTAAATTAGTTCCTAAGTATAAACTGGAAATACCCGAATAATTACCGTTGTATGGAGAATCGCTAGATGTGTTTCCGTTCACGCTCAATTTTTTAGTCGAAGATGCGTAACTAAGTGCCATTCTAATTAGTTGGTTTGAGGGAATCCCTGAGAATTGTAAGAAATTCGCACCATCATAATTGGCGACGTTTGCGCTATTACCGTTGCTGTATAATATCAAATTGTTTCCGCCTCCATGCAAATACAGGTGTGAAGTACTGTCCAAAATATTCTTGTCAATTAGCTCCATATAAAACGTCCCCTCAGAACCATTGTAGAAATCGAAGGCACTGCCGGAAATCACAAGGTCGTCAGCGGCTCGTTGCACGGTGGAACCTGATGTCGGTATTAGGGACGTGGCTACCGAACCTTGTTCATACTGTGCGCCCCATGCGTAAAAAGTTGCTGTTGGATTTATAATAACACCGCCAAGTCCTTGTCTTAGATTTAAGCTAACATAAGCATAGTTATAAATAGCCGTTTCAGTTACTTCATATTTAACCCATTCATCAGTAAGAGTGAGTGTTGTATAACCTGCTGAACCAGCGTGTCTTACAAGCACTTGTTCACCTCCTTGTTCACCCTTGAGATAGATGCTGTAAGTGTAAGTCTCGCCTTGTGTGACTGTAATATAATCTTCAAGTGTCACACTGTCTCCTGTAGAAGTTCCGCTGCCAACGTCAAAGATTACCTTATCAGCGTTTTGCGTGCCATCAGGAGAAATCGCCACATCAGAAGTTACAGTAGGCAAAACACCAGTTCCATAGTTATTTTTTAACCACTGTGCATTACTAAAGTCTTCACTGTAAGTAACCAAGTTAGTTGCACTCGGCTCCACCAGAATCATCGGCACTCCATCAACGTGGTCAACGCGCACCGTGTTGGCTGGGGCTGACGCTATGAGACCGTTGACATCAGTGAAAGTGGCGGTTCCTGCGCGGGTCGCTGTGATGACATTAAGCGTATCCGGCTTAGAGGGATCGAGGTCTAGCGTTGGGTTCTCTAGGGTTCCAATCATGGAATCCCGAGCGTCAAAAAGAAGGAAGGGATCAAGCTCGTTGGGGTGAAACTCATTCAAGTTGCTTGCCCTCTGCGTAAACGGCCTGGTTAACGGAAGCGTAACACTCCTGTTGACGGCGGGTCTACTTAGCCAAGGCTTCAAGCTGTCCTTCTTCTTCGACATATTCCCTATAGATAGATTGGTTTGATAACAACCTTCACACTGAAGGAGCTACCGGCACCTGTAACATTTACGCGGATGTCTGACAAGGGAGTAGTGAACAATCCACCACCGTTACCAGTGAGAGTTGTGTCGTCACCTAGGGCCACCCAAGTGGTCCCGATCTTTTGCTCAAGGCTGACGGTGGCTCCGTCGAATGTCCCGGCTACAAAGAATCCACTAGGTGTCCCGGTCCCTGTGTTGACTGCGGGTGTGGTTGATGAATCAAAGGCACCAGCACCACCGCTTAGGTTGGAGTTGGCAAGTGTTATGTCTGTGCTAAAGTTTGGCATATCGTGTTGTTAGTAGTTAGAGGTGTTAACGCCAGTGCTTGAGGCTGTTCCTAAGCCACCCATGGTTGGTCTCCGTAACACAAGGGATGCAGCACCACGTCTCTTCTTTTTCATCGGGCCTGCTTGCTCCGGTTGTTGGACTGTTTCAGCTACGGCTGTTGGGGGTGGTGGAGATGCGGGAGGCTCCGGGGGCTTGGGGGTCTTAACAGACATGCACATGGGTTATTCGGGGGTAAGGAATTGGTTCTCTAACTGGTCATCGTGAAGGGTCTTTAGAAAGTTAACAAGTTCTCGCTTCCCCATATAAAAATCAATCTCCCGAAGCGAATCGCTAGGGGAGAAATCTTTGCTTGGCACACGTTCGTCCAAGAACTTTATAAGGTCATCTGGGATGTTAGGAATGTAATCACTCATGTTGGACTTTCCTACTATGGTCCTTATTAGCTATACAACTGCGTTCCAGATGCGCTAAAGCTCGCCAAGCAACAGCCGCCCACTCCCCCTCAAGCATGTGTCGGAGCATGGCATCAAGCTCATCTTTGGACTTACTCATGTCCCACCATATCTCATCTTCGGGGTGGTGTTGGATGTTACCTTTGTAACTTTGTTTGGCTACTTCCACCAAGGCATGGGGAAAATAACACATCAACCCACGATACAACGGGATCTGTTTACGCTCCTCAGCGGTGCCTTCGATTGTTATTGTGTTGGGGTCCATAGCTTTATCTCCTTTGTTTCTTTGTTGTAGTATCCATCTCTAAGGATGAAGGCCATCCGGGCATTGAGTAGGGCATCCTCCTCGGTCATCCCAGCTTTCTCGTAGGTGTTAACAACAGTCTGCCACTCCACTCCGTCCTTGTTAAGTATCTTTTCGGCTGTCTTTAGGCCCACCCGTGGGACACCAAAGTATCCATCGGTGGCGTCACCGGCTAAGGTTTGCACTAGGTGTTGGAAGTCGGCTTCCTCTTTTGTTATCTTTCGTAGGTCGTCCTTAAGGAAGTTATACCACGTGCAAGGCACAGTCGCGAAGTCCTTGTCACCACTAACAATAATCGAACCATCGGGGTCACGACTACCAATGATACCTAGGACATCGTCGGCTTCCAAGCGGTCCACCTTAAGAGCCGTCCACTCATCACAAGCCCAATCCCGGAGGTCACTGATGCCTAAGGGTGATCGCTTGTCCCGGCGGTGTGCTTTATACTGTAGGTTAATCTCATGGCGAAACGTGTAGCGATCCGAGAACACCATCGTTATCTCATCACCGTTGTCTTCGTAGGCGTCAAGGATCTCACAGATACAATCAGTCACCATGATAAAGGAATCCTTGAGGTCACTGAAGTCAGAGTGGACTGTGAAGATGTCATCGTCCCATCGGATCTCCTTCTCGGCTGCAAAGGCAGCACGGTAAAGAAGCATGTCGCCGTCTATGTATATTTTTTTCATAATGATTAGTGTGTGTCTTTCCAGGTTTTACCAATGCTATACTCACCATCGAGTGGGCATCGGAAGCTTAACAACTTACCAGACTTGGCTAGTGAGTCACAGAATAGTTGACCGAGTTCCTCCGCGTGTTCCTCAAGGCAACTGAACTGGACCTCGTCGTGGATGTTACCGTGTAGTTCGTAGGGGTGAGGTGCCGTCTCGTTAAATACAATGAGTGCCTTCTTCATCAGAACAGCACCACTAGATTGTAATAACAAATTAAGAGCAGAGTGTGCCGAGCGAACCGGGAGTCGTCTTCCGTCAATCCCACCTAGCCACTGCTTACCTTTGAGAGCTTGCTCGATAGCATGTTGTAGTTTCTTGATCGCCGGAGTCTTTCGCATGAACTCGGCCTTCAATCGTTTACCCTCTCGTCTACTGCCTCCAACAATAGATCCAATCTTCTGGTCACCGGCTCCGTAAAGGAATGCATAGATGAAGGTCTTAGCATGGTCACGTGTAGGTAAACCAGCCGCCTGTTGGTTAGCTGTGTGAATGTCCCCTTCAATAATCGTCTTACCATACACACCGTTGTCATACGGATGAAGGTAGTGAGCAAGACACCTGAGTTCTAATCCACTGGCATCCGCACCTACTAACACTTTGCCCGCCGGTGCGGTGAACAGATCACGACACTGGGAACCATAGACTGCACGTGAAGCTGGCACTTGGGCTACGTTGGGTTTGCTGTGGGTGCATCGTCCGGTGACTGCTCCGTTTGTATTGACCTCACCGTGGATGCGTCCGTCCTTGACTAATGTTAACCACCCTTGGCGACCTTCGGCTACCTGTCCTAGGCGTTTGCTAATAAGGAGATACTCCAATAACAACTTAGCCTCTGGTTTATCAATCTCCTTAAGGACTGCCTCATCAATCTTAGGTCTCTTACCTTCGTATGCCTCTGGCTCCCACCCCATCTTCATCAAGCGTTCTGCTATCTGGTCCCGGCTGTTAGGGTTGAATGGAATGGTCTTGGTTTTGTTACCAGTCTTTGCTGCCTTGTCTGCGAGAACTTGCTTCAACTTATTCTCCTTGAGGACAAGCTTAAGGCCACCCTTGGTTGCAGCCGTGTAAGTCTTACCGTCTACCTCAACTTGCCAACCCTTTGGGGTCTTCATCTCCTCTGTGGTTGACGGGAACATGTCTTGTAGTTCGTCCCGGAGTTCAGCCCGTCGTGCCATGAGTTCTTCGGCAAGATCGTTAGCTTTCTTGATGTCGAATGGCCACCCGTTAATCTCCTGTTGTGTCATCAACTCGGCGAAGTCATGCTCAAGATATAACATCTCTGCTGAGGGCTTACCGGACATGAAGTGAAGGAACAGATCCACCACCACATTAACATCCTGCTCACAGTAGTCTTGCATCTCTTGGCTCCACTTAGTCCAGTCTTCGGTGGCACCGTGGTCGTCCTTTTCGTTACCCAAGCGGAGACCCCATGCCTTCAAGCTGTGGCGTCCACGTAGGTTCTTGGGGAACTCGTCGCCTCGTCTACAGTCTTCCGTAAAGAGATCCGGGTGGATAACTTGGGACATGACCTTGGTGTCAACGACCCGTGCTGTTATCTCATAGCCTAGCTTTCGGAGTGCCGGTGCATCAAAGTTGATCGCGTTGTGACCACAGATGTTATGCGCGGCGTTCAACATGGCCACACCTTCATCTAGGTTGTTAGCATTGGAACTAAACGAGTGCATCTGGGATGCTTCCGGGTCGTAGATGGAGATACAGTGTAGATCCTTTAACCCAGCAAGGGTAGGCCAGAAGTCGATAGCGTTAGTCTCTATATCAAAGTAGAGCATCTTATGTTTTTTCATTCTTAGTTGTTGTTAATGTTGGGTGCCGGTCTATTCCCGGCTGTCATAGTTAGTTTTACTTCGTCTAAAAGAAGAGGGAGTAAGGATGCCTAGCCATTAAAGTCTTCAAAAGTATATTCACTCATGCGTCCAGTGACAGGATTAAATGCAAGGTTAGTTGCCACTCCGGTGTCACCTGAGAATCTATTCTTTAACACACGAACAGTTGTAACATGCTTATGCTCAGGGTCTTGCTGGTTTCGCTCCAAGCCTATCACCATGTCGGAT